GTTTATATGTACAACTCAGGCATCGGAATATCATATGGTGAAACGTATTTTATAGAGTTTGAGGGTGAGCAGTATTGGGTTCCGAATTCATACAACATCGTAAAATGCGTAACAAAATTGGAGGGATAGCAAATGACAATAAAAGAACTATTTGGTTTCAGTTCCAGGGACAAGCCTAAAGATACAGTGGGGCAGGGAACTCCTTTTTTCTTTGGAAGAACCACATCCGGAAAGCCTGTAAATGAAAAGACGGCAATGACCACGGCAAGCGTATATGCCTGCGTGAGAATTTTGTCAGAGGCAATTGCAAGCCTTCCTCTTCATGTGTATTCCTATACGGAAGACGGCGGTAAGCTGATGGAATATAACCATCCTCTTTACCATGTCCTTCATGACGAGCCTAATCCGGAAATGACAAGTTTTACTTTCAGGGAAGTTCTGATGACCCATCTGCTTTTGCATGGAAATGCCTACGCACAGATTATTAGGGACGGAGCTGGAAGGGTGGTAGCCTTATATCCGTTACTTCCAAACTGTATGGATGTTCAAAGAGATGACAAGGGTCAACTTTATTACATCTATACAAGGCAGACGGATGAGAATCCAAACTTCAAAGACCTTGGACAGATTATTCTCAAATATGAGGACGTCCTTCATATCCCCGGTCTTGGTTTTGACGGACTTGTAGGTTACTCGCCTATTGCAATGGCCAAGAATGCGGTTGGACTTACAATCGCAGCAGAGGAGTATGGTTCGGCATTCTTAAAGAATGGAGCATCGCCGGGCGGGGTGCTTGAACATCCCGGAGTTCTAAAGAATCCGGAAAAGGTGAGAGATTCCTGGAATCAGGTATATCAGGGTAGTGGCAATGCACACAGAGTTGCCGTTTTGGAAGAAGGAATGCACTTTACACCAATTACCCTTAAACCGGATGAACTTCAGTTTTTGGAAACAAGAAAGTTCCAGCTTGAAGAGGTGTGTAGACTATTCCGTATTCCACCTCATTTGGTGCAGTCTTTAGACCATGCAACCTTTAGCAATATTGAAAATCAGTCACTTGAGTTTGTGAAGTATACGCTTGACCCCTGGGTAATCAGATGGGAACAGGCTTTGCAGAAAGCACTTCTTTTGCCGGGAGAGAAAAGCAAGTACATCATAAAACTTAATGTGGACGGACTCCTTCGTGGCGATTACAAGTCAAGGATGGAGGGATACAGTATCGGAAGGCAGAACGGATGGCTATCCGCTAATGATATTCGTGAACTGGAGAATATGAATCCAATCTCTGATGAAGAGGGTGGAAATCTTTATCTTGTTAACGGCGCCATGTGTAAACTTGCCGATGCAGGAATCTATGCGGATGATGGCAGAAATCAGAAACCGCAGGAAGAAACAACTACAAACAGAAAGCGAGGAAAGTGATGAAACGAAAGTTTTGGAACTGGATCCGAAATGAAAGTGTTCAAGGGGCAGAAGCTCCAAGGACACTTTTTTTGTCGGGTGAAATAAGTGACACAACCTGGTTCGGTGACGAAACGACTCCACAGGCATTCCGTGAGGAACTTGAAAGTGGAAGTGGAGACATCCAGGTAATCGTGAACAGTCCCGGTGGTGACTGCTTTGCTGCAGCCATGATTTTTTCAATGCTCAAAGAGTACAAGGGAAATGTTCATGTCAAAATCGATTCTCTTGCTGCATCAGCTGCATCAGTTATTGCAATGGCAGGAGATAAGGTATCCATCAATCCGGTCGGAATGATGATGATACATGATCCTTCGATGTTTGCGGGTGGAAATACACGAGACCTTGAGAAAGCCATTGATGTGCTTAACGAGGTAAAGGAATCCATCATTAACGCTTACATGATGAAGAGTGGTCTATCGCATAAAAAGATTTCTGAACTTATGAGTGATGAAACCTGGATGAATGCGAAAAAGGCCAAGGAATTAGGATTCGTGGATGAAATCTTGTACGGGGCAGATAAGTCTGCAACCGATAGCGAACCTATTCCGGAAGTAACAGAAGAAGGGGAAAAGGAGAAACCTGTAAACGAAGTTCCTGCCTTTGAACCCGGCGCAGTTCTTTACAGCCGTAAGGCTGTTGAAGATAGTTTTTTGAGAAACTTTGTAACCGCAAAAAAGGAGCATGAAGGAATGACTCCAATCGCAAATCTTGATAAGAGATTGTCACTCTTATCCCATTAACAGGAGGTAAAAGACACATGAGTAAGATTTTAGAACTTACAGAAAAGAGAACTAAGGCATGGGATGCGGCTAAGGCTTTCCTTGATGCCAAGAGAAATGCAGACGGTTTTGTATCACCGGAAGATGCAGCAACTTACGAAAAGATGGAGCAGGAGGTTCAGGATCTTTCAAAGGAAATTGAGCGTCTTGCACGTCAGCAGGCTATTGATGACCAGCTTGCACAGGCTACAAGTAAGCCTATTACAAATATGCCTTCAAAGGCAAAGGCAGATGACGAATCCGAGAAGCCTTACAGAGCAAGAGACGAGTATAAGCAGGCAATGGTTACTGCACTCCGTAGCGAGTTCAGAACTGTTTCTGATGTTCTCCAGGAAGGTGTGGATGCAGACGGAGGTTACCTTGTTCCTATCGAATACGATAAGAGACTTATCGATATTCTCGAAGAGGAAAACATCATGCGTAAGCTCGGTACCCGTATCACTACTTCCGGTGAGCATAAAATCAATATCGCAGCAACAAAGCCTGCGGCAAGCTGGATTGAAGAAGGTGGTCAGCTTTCATTTGGCGATGCAACATTCGACCAGAAGTTTATGGACGCACACAAACTCCATGTTGCTATCAAGGTAACAGAAGAGCTTCTTTACGATTCTGCTTTCAATATTGAGAACTATGTTATCTCTCAGTTTGGTAAGGCACTTGCAAATGCCGAGGAAGATGCTTTCCTTAACGGCGATGGAACCGGAAAGCCTTATGGTCTTTTCAATGCAACAAAGGGTGGACAGTCTGCCGGAACTCTTACTGCAGCACTTAAGGCTGATGACATTCTTGACCTTGTTTACAAGTTAAAGCGTCCATACAGAAAGAATGCATCTTTCATCATGAATGACGCTACACTTGCGGAAATCCGTAAACTCAAGGACAACGATGGAAGATACCTTTGGGAGCCTTCATTTGTTGCCGGAGAGCCTGATCGTATCGCAGGTTACCAGGTACATACATCTGCTTTTGCACCTACTAATGCAATCGCATTTGGTGACTACAGTTACTACAACATCGGTGACAGAGGTGGTCGTTCGTTTACTGCACTCCGTGAGCTTTTCGCAGGAAACGGCATGATCGGTTATGTTGCAAAGGAAAGAGTAGACGGACTTCTCTTACTTCCTGAAGCCGTTCAGATTCTCGGACTTAAGACAACTACTACATCTTCAACTACCACTACAAAATAGTAGAGGAGGCATTATATGACAGTGACATTAGAAACGGCAAAACAGTATCTGCGAGTGGATTCCTCTGATGAAGATACTCTCATTGAAAGCCTTATCGCTACATCCGAGAAAATCTGCAAGGACATTCTCCGTATCACCTACGAGACTCCTTTGGAAGAAACACCGGAAATGGAAATTGCCGTTCTCTATGCGCTGGCATATCTGTTCGAGCATAGAGAAGAGGCAGACCATAAAGCTATGATGGGAACCCTCCGTGTTCTGCTTGGTGCAGAAAGAAGAGAGGTGTTCTGATGGATATAGCAAGGTTAAATGTTCGGATAACATTTCAGAAAAATGTGACCACGGAAGATGAGATTGGTAATCACATAAATGAATGGGCAGATGTTTTCTCCTGTCATGCTACTACAAGTACAAAGATAGGAGAAACGGAAACCCAGGCTGCAGCCCAGACAGTAAGCACGGAGAAACTTGATTTTACTGTCCGTTATTGCTCTGAACTTTCAGATGTTGACCCAGGAACACACCGGATACTATTGGGAAACCGAATCTACAATATCATTTCTGTGGATGATATGGCTTTCAAGCATAAGAGCCTTAAATTCCACACGGAACTTGAAAGGAGTCGGAATGAAAACAGTATCGATTGATGAAATGGGAAATGCCATTGCTAAAGAGTTCGAAGAATATGTGGAATTAACCGCAGAGGAAGTAAAGTCCATCGTAAAGGATGTGGCAGAAGACTGTAAGCAGAAGATTGAGGATGAATCTCCGGTTGATACCGGAAGATATAAAAAGTCCTGGTCTATCACCGAAACGAAGAAATCAAGCCTTGGTGCAGAATATACAGTCCACTCCAAGACACAGTATCGTTTGACGCATCTGCTTGAATTCGGTCATGCAAAAAGGGGTGGTGGACGAACCAAAGCGCAGCCACACATCAGTAAGGGCGAGGAACTGGCAATAAAAGAACTGAAAGAAAAGGCAGGTGCAAAATGACAAAGACAGAAGTAGTCAGAATGCTTAAGGGCATAGGACTTCCACTTGCATATGACCATTTTGCAGAAGGGGAGTCACCAAAGCCACCTTTTATGGTGTATCTATATCCCAATGCAGACAACTTTGCTGCAGACGGAATAGCATTTTTCAAACAGGATGTTCTTCATGTTGAAATCTACACAAACAAGAAGGACATCGCTCTTGAAGAAAGAGCAGAGGCCGTGTTCGATGAACATGGTCTTTTTTACGCAAAATCAGAAGTATGGATCCCGAGCGAAAGGCTCTATGAGGTCCTTTATCAAATGGAGGTATAAAAATGGCTGTTAAGAATAAAGTCAAATTCAATCTGTCCAATGTGCATTTCGCACTTCTGACAGAAGGTACTAACGGTACCATTACTTGGGAAACTCCAGAGGCAATGCCCGGAGCCGTTTCTATTTCTTTGGACCCTACCGGAGAGCCTGAAAGTTTCTATGCAGACGGCGTGGAGTATTTCGTTATCAACAATAACCAGGGTTACGATGGTGATTTGGAACTTGCTATGATTCCGGAATCATTCAGAACAAAGGTCTTAAATGAAGTAACAGATTCTTCCAATGTTCTTGTGGAGAATTCAAATGCACAGGCAGGACACTTTGCGCTCCTTTTCGAGTTTGATGGCGATGCTAAAAAGGTTAAGCATGTGCTTTACAACTGTTCAGCTGCAAGACCTTCTATCGCATCAAAGACAAATGAGGATAGCAAGGAAGTACAGACCGAGAAGATTTCCATTAAGGCACGTCCATTGGCATCCGGTCTTGTAAAGGCAAAGACAGGTGACAACACCAAGGCTACTGCATTCAACAACTGGTATAAGAAGGTTTATGAGCCTGATGCCATTGGTGGAAGTGAAGAAGTAGAAGATACACCTGCAAGCACCACTTAAGGAGGAACGGACAGATGGGCATGACAAGAAATATCACAATTGATGGTAAGGAAGTGGCATTCAAAGCGAGTGCCGCTATTCCTCGTATTTACAGACTCAAATATGGTAGAGATATCTACAAGGATATCGCGGCTTTGGAAGTATCGGTGAATGAGAATGACCCTGAAAAGAGTAGTATTGATTCTTTTTCATTAGAGATTTTTGAAGACCTCGCTTATATCATGCACAAGCATGCCGTTCCGGATGCACCGGATACAATCGAAGAGTGGCTTGATGAATTTAATACATTCTCAATCTACCAGGTATTGCCGGAGTTAATCGAACTGTGGGGTATGAATGTTCAGACCCAGGTTGAGTCTAAAAAAAACTTCGATCAGTTGACCGGGAAATGACAACCCCGTTATTCCTACTAAGGTGTCTGCAAATCGGGTTGTCACTACGAGACCTTGATTTGCTCACCGTAGGAATGGTCAACGATATATTTGTAGAAAATCAAAACGATGACTGCGATTATGACCAGCTTGCAGGACAGGAAGATTTTGATAAGTTCTAATTTACGCATCCGCATCAGTGGGTGCTTTTTTGTTGTTTGGAGGTGGAGAGAACGTGGCAAACAGAATAGCCGGAATCACAGTCGAGATCGGTGGTGATACAACCAAGCTCTCTACTGCTTTAAAATCAGTAAATTCAGAAATAAAGAGTACGCAGTCACAGTTAAAGGATGTTAATAACCTTTTGAAGTTAGACCCCGGCAACACAGAACTGCTTACTCAAAAACATAAATTATTGGCACAAGCCGTATCTGAAACAAAGGAGAAACTCCAACAGTTGAAAGAGGCGGCACAACAGGCCAATGAAAAACTTGCTAATGGTGAAATTAGTCAGCAACAGTATGATGCCCTTCAAAGGGAAATCATAGCAACGGAACAACAGTTAGAGAAGTTGGAAGAGCAGGCAGATAAGTCTGCCGTTGCAATTCAGAAACTTGCCCAGACTGGCGAGAATATGAAACAACTCGGGGATAAGATTTCCGGAGTTGGAACAACGCTTACAAAAACAGTAACCACACCGATAGTTGCTCTTGGTACGGCTGCAGTAAAAACGGCATCAGACTTTGATTCTGCAATGAGCCAGGTACAAGCCGTATCCGGTGCGTCCGGTGATGAATTACAGGCACTTACCGATAAGGCAAGAGAAATGGGTAGCAAGACAAAGTTCTCTGCTACAGAGGCTGCCGAGGCTATGAATTACATGGCAATGGCAGGTTGGAAGACCGGAGATATGCTTGAAGGTATCGAAGGAATTATGAACCTTGCTGCAGCATCGGGAGAAGACCTTGCAACCACATCAGATATCGTAACGGATGCACTAACGGCCTTTGGTTTGTCGTCATCTGATTCCGGACACTTTGCAGATATCCTGGCGGCTGCATCTTCGAATGCAAATACCAATGTATCGATGATGGGTGAGACCTTCAAGTACTGTGCGCCTGTAGCTGGTGCTTTGGGATACAGTGCAGAAGACTGTGCCGAGGCTATTGGTCTTATGGCAAACTCCGGAATTAAGTCATCACAGGCTGGTACTGCGATGAGAACGATGCTCACACAGTTACAGGGCGAACTAAAACTTTCGGGTGCAGCCTTTGGTGATGTGACAATACAGACGGCAAACGCAGACGGTTCCATGAGAGAACTGGGTGATATTTTAGGTGACCTTCGTGTGTATTTCGGACAGATGACAGAGTCGGAAGCGGCCGCTGCTGCAGAGGCATTGGTTGGAAAAAATGCGATGTCCGGATTCCTTGCAGTAGTCCAAGCAGCACCTTCCGATGTAGATAAACTGTCAAATGCGATTGCAAACTGTGACGGCAAGAGTGAAGAGATGGCAAGCATAATGCAGGATAACCTTGCTGGTCAGCTCACCATCCTAAAATCACAGTTACAGGAACTTGCCATTTCCTTTGGTGAAATACTGATTCCGGTAATAAAGGATGTGGTTTCATTCATTCAGAAAATCATAGATAAGTTAAATGCTATGGACCCACATACCAAGGAAGTGATAGTGCGTGTGGCTGCAATAGCCGCCGCCGTGGGACCGGTACTGATTGTGATAGGAAAAACGATTAGTGCAATTGGTACGATAATGACAGTAATGAGTAAACTTGCCGGAATTATTGACCTTGTTACGATTGCGCAGACCGCTTTGAATATTGTAATGAGCATGAACCCTTATGTTCTTATTGCCGTAGCGATTGCAGCCGTTATAGCTGCCTTTGTTATTTTATGGAACAAGTGCGATGCATTCAGAGAATTCTGGATTAACCTTTGGGAAGGAATAAAGAGTTTCTTCGTAGGCATATGGGAAGGCATCAAATCCATCTTCTCGGGAGTTATCGATTTTATAAAAAACAACTGGCAAGGTCTATTACTATTCCTGGTAAATCCGGTAGCAGGTGCCTTTAAGCTAATCTATGACAACTGTGAAGGATTTAGGAAAGCATGGGATAGTTTCCTTGAAGGAGTAAAAAAGGTGTTCGTTTCCATCTGGGAAGGCATCAAGTCGTTCTTCTCCGGACTATGGGATGGAATGAAGAGTATCGCTTCCGGTGCATGGGAGTTCATAAAGAATGGTGTTTCTTCTGCATGGGAGGGAATCAAGTCCACCACAAGCACAGTATGGAACGGAATAAAGAGTGCCGTTGGTTCAGCTTGGGATGGTATAAAGAGTGCGAGTTCTTCTGCCTGGGAAAACATCAAGAGTGGTGTTTCTTCTGCATGGGAGAATATTAAATCCAAGACTTCGGAAACCTGGAGTCATATGAAAGAGGGTATATCTTCTGCATGGAGCAATATAAAGGATGCAACATCAAATGCTACAAATGCGATGAAGGATCTGATTTCAAATGCATGGTCTTCGATTAAGGAAAATACGGCAGCACTTTGGAATGGGATAAAGGATACTGTTTCCAATATTGGTAATGCCATAAAGAATACTATTTCAGGCATATGGGATGGAATCAAGAACATTACTTCTTCTTTCCACGATACGATGAAAAACATTATTTCTTCCGGACTTAATGCCATGAAGAGTGCATGGGACTCATTCAGTAGTGGATTAAAGAGCCTTGTAAGTGGAATGTGGGATAACATCAAGAGTGTATTCAGTTCGGCTACAAGTGCGGTAAAGGAAGTGTTCTCAAGTGCTTGGAACAATATAAAATCCATTGCCAGTTCAGTTACTGACGGCATCAAGAACACTATTTCTTCCGGTATGGAGCATATAAAGAGTTCCGTATCAAGTGGTTGTTCTGCCGTGTGGAATGGAATACAGAGTGCAGCATCCAACATAGGAAGTTGTATCTCGAATGTTATTTCAAATATAAAGAATGCATTCAGTAATCTGATATCCAATGCCTTTAGCTGGGGCAAGGATATTATCAGTAATCTGATATCCGGTATCGGATCCATGATAGGTGCGTTGGTGGATAAGGTAAAGAATATCGCATCAACCATTAAATCCTACATCGGTTTCTCTGAACCGGAAAAAGGACCACTTTCTAATTTCCATACATATATGCCGGATATGATTGACCTTATGGGAGAAGGAATCGAAGGTAATCTTGGAAAACTGAAACGCCCTATGTCAGACCTTGCATCAGCTATTATTCCAGGAACGAAGGGAATGGTTGAGGTTTCTTCAAGTAGTGGAAGTAGTGCAGATATTACGGCCGTCACACAGATGCTTTCAAAGTATCTGCCACAGATGGCAAATCAGAAGGTTGTGCTTGACTCAGGCACTCTCGTGGGAGAACTTGCTGGAGGACTTAACAGAACCCTCGGAAAGGCGTACCTATGAGAAAATTCAGATTGATAAATTCGGAAGGGAGCAGCTTTGACTTAAACAGCCAGGCTGCTTTCTTTCATTCTGTTGACGGTTTCGGATATAAGGACGAAACAAAGTATGAGCAGATAGGCACCGATTATTATGCTCTTGAAGATTCGTTTGCACAGGGGAAGATGACCGGACAGATAGTATTTGCCGGGGATAACCCTTATGACAAATACAGAGAATTCACAAGGTTTGTAAGAGCCGTGCCGTTGACCCTTGTCTATGAAATGGAAGAAGTGTTCAAGGTTCCGGTAAGGCTTACGGAGATTGGTAAGGCAGAACTGGAAAAAGGGGGCAAATTTCTTAATTGTGATGTCGTTTTTTCGGCAGCAGGCTTGTTCTATAAAACGGTTCAGAAGTATTCGGAAACCATATCTGTTGGTGGAAAAGTATATCCATATGAATACACATATTCCTATGCAGATGTATCGCAGAATACGGTAATGATTGATTCTGATTCCTATGAAGACTCGCCTTGCAGAATAACAATTTACGGCCCCGCTATAAATCCTATATGGAAGCACTATGTGAATAACGAACTGTATGAGATTGGAAGGTATGACGGCACTATTCCGGATGACCACAAGCTGGTAATCGACTCAACAAATATTCCATACAGTATTACCGAAAGAGGTGTGTCCGATGAAATCGTGGCTGACAGATATCAGTCCTGCGATTTTACAACGGAGCGTTTCTTTAATTTGCAGCATGGAACGAATCGAATATCCGTAACGCACGATGGTCTTAATACAGTGAATGTTTTGGTGGAAGGAAAGATAAGCTATGAAACCGTATAATGTTGAAATCTTTACACCCGCCTTTGTGATGGTGGGGAATACAAATATAACGGAAGTAACCTACAAGGAAGATTATCTTTCAAGTGATGAGAATACCATAACCGTTCTGCCAATAAAGGATGTTGCAAAACAGGACTACATTCGCATTTCAAGGGATGGAGAAGAGTATGCCGGAGTGATTACTGAAATCACCTATGGTACAGACAAGTCGAAGAATCTGATGCAGATATCCTACAAGCCTTTTATGGAACTTCTCGATACCGACATTCTGTTTGATGTGAATGAGCAGGGTGTCGGTACATTGGAAGATTATATCTGCAAACAGATAAGGCAGACCTTTATTGAAAACGATGATGAAAAGCAGAATATCCAGGGACTTGTTTTAGAGGCTACAACATCTACGAATGACTGGTATTTTCATATAACCCCGGCACAAAGCGGTGGACATTACAACATTGTGAATCTGATGGATTCCATCATTGTTCCTTCGCTATCAAAGTATAGCGTTGTGGTTCAGACAAG